AGATGCATATCGCCACAGGCTTTGCAGATGCGATAAGTCGCTCGGCTCATACGGCAAACGTTCCCATTGACGACCAATTGTCAAACCCTTGGCTGTCCGCAAACGCTTGCATGGCCTCGGTCAAATTGGTGTAGTTGGCGCTCAACCGGCTATTGATCCAAAGCAGTTGGGCTTCATTAAACGTCGCGCCAGCCGGAATGGTGATTTCCGCCTCAAACATCAGCCGCACATCACCGTTATAGTTATTGGCGGTTGGCGTGAGGCTAATCTCCCTCGCGCTCGCCTGCCGCTTGCCCTGTTGCGTCTTGTCCAGTGTCGGCATCAGGCAAACCCTTGTGGCGTCGGGTCACGGGAAAGGGTCGCAGCCTTGACCTGAAGTTCTTGGCCCTTCAGTTGCAGTTCAGCCATCCCAAGCTCGCCCTCCATTTGCGTCCGCTGTTGCTCGATTTGAGCCTGCATCTGGGCCGTTTGCGACTTCAGTTGCTCAACTTGCATCGCGCTTTCGTCGGGCGGTGGCGGTCCTGGTGGCTGGACGGGCGGTGCGGCCTCGGCCTGCTCAAACACTTTGTCAATCACGTCTTCCATTGACCGGCTGACATTAAACGTGCGGGCGCCCTGCTTCAGCACCTCGGCAAACAGCGGAGCCGTGTAAGGCGCAGACGGGACAATGCTCGCCGCCGCCGACATCAGGCCAACAATGGCACTGGTGAACTCGGTAAATGCCATCTTGGCCGCGTTCTCATCCGGCTGGACCGTCGAATCAGTCTCAACGTCAATGCGGAACGAACGCAGCGCGTCATCGCGGAGAAGGGCTTGCACTTCTTCCCATGTCGGCTGTGCCATCAGTTCCAGCATAGCCGGATCCGGAGCCAGGCCGGGCGGAATAGGCATTCCAGACTGTTGCGCTTGTTGGATCAGCGGCATGATTTGCTCGATCTGCTGCTTTTCCGCCGCCGTAAGCAGCTTCACGTTTGTCATAGCCTTCAGCGTGTCAATGCTAAAATGCTCCGCAATAATTTCCGCCTTGAGCCGGATAGCGTCACGGCAGAATCGTTGCAGGTCGCGCTGACGGTCACGGACACGCAGCGAACCCCACTGGCCCTTCATCCGTTGAGCCGTCGCCGTCTCGTTAGGATTGCTCTCACCCCGAATGATGTCCGACAGGCCGGTGATTTGGTAGATGTCGTTCAGGACTTGCGAGCGGGCCTCATAGCAGCCCTTCAGCACCTGAATGACCATATCGACCGGCACCCACTCGATAAGGCCGCGAACGCCGCCCTTCTCTTTCCACAGGTCGAACGTGTCGATTGGGATTAGCTTGTTCTCGTTACCCGGCGAGAACACCAGTTGCAGTTCGCGGTTGGCTTCACCGGCATAGACACCAACCATCCGCAGCGCGTCTTGCAGCTTGCCAATGCGGGCCGTCAGTTCGTCCAGTTCGTCGGCCTGGTCCTGATACTGGACGTAGTCAGCAACCGGAATGGTGCTGTCATTGGCCGTCGTGGCATTGAGAGGCGGCGGGCATGGAAAGAAGTTAGTCAGCCCCAGCGGGTCTTCGCGCTTGTCCAGCACACCGCCCGTGTAGCCCTTGCAAACCCAATAGGCCATCTTGGTGGGCTTGTCCCAAATCTCATAGACTTCGCCAGTCTGACTGGACTGCTTCTGGGCATCCGAGGCCGTGTCCGTGCCGGTTGAGGTCGTCGTGATAGGAACGTTCTTGGCCATGTCTTTGCCAAAGCGTTCCGTCAGTTCCGCCCTCGTCATATAGACGCGCCGGGCAACCCAACGGACTTCTGCCCATTCACGCGCCGGGTTAGTCAGCCAGTCTTTCCACGAAACGTGGTCGCACTGGACTTCTTCGTAAACGACTTCCTCGGTGGCTTCCGGCGTCTCGACCTCACCAACCTCGGTGTCGTCGTCGTCCTGAACGCCTTCGCCCAGTTCGTAATCCTGTTCCGCGTTGACCTCGCGCATATGCGGGATGTAGCGCACCCACACCTGGCCTCGACCTGGCAGCAAATAGTCCAGAACGCAGAGCTTCACGCGTCCGTCAAAGTCATACTGGTCTAGGCTGAAGCCAAGCGCCCTTTCCAGCACGTCAGACGCAATCTTGCCCACTGGGTCTTCGTCACGGTAGCGACGATCCACCATCGGCACCGGCTGCTTGGCATAGATGGCAGGCTGAAGGGTCGAGACGTTGGACCACAGGATAGCAAAGCGACGACGCTCATAGCCTACAGACGGACGGCCACCGCCCCTTGCCCGGTTCTCGTTCTTGTAGCGCCTGACGATGATGTCGCCAGTCCGCCACCACGGTTGCAACTCGCGCTCAGACAGATTGATTTCCTCAATCCATTTGGTAACGAGGTCAATGCCGTCTTGATTTTCAGGTTCGTCGGGAAGCATAGCCCCTCGCAAGCGTTCAGGGGAACATATCGTGCGCGAGTCCGCTTGTCGATAGAACGATCATGCGCGTTCGTAACCCGTATGCACCGGCTGGTTAGCTAACAGGTCATCCCATGTCATGTCACGGATGCCCTTGATTGGTGCGTCTGCCGCCTTGGCTTCCGGCTTAATCTCACGATAGGCCATAGCAAGGTATCGGAACGCATCCGCCGCGTGGCTGGTCCAATCGTGCTTAGGGCCGTCACGGAACACGCGGGCCTTGTCGTCATAGTCGGCTCGATACTGGCGCAAGCACTCAAGACCGGCCTTGCACTTCTCGCGGTCAAACCAGATGCGCGGCAACAGAACGCGACCGGCGTTGATGCCGTCTAGCACCTTGTGATTTGGCACCAGCTTGGGCTTGAGCTTCAGCGTCAGCATCGTCTCAATCCTGGTGCGGCCCGTGCCTAGTTCCCTGACCCTTGCGTCATGCGGCACCCAATCGGCCTCATACTTGTAGGGCTTGGCCTGTAACACCTTGGCGTAATGCTCGATGCTTTCTCCACTGGCCTCATAGAAGTCTATGACCCTGATTTCCGAACCGTGGGCCTGCCAGAACCAGATGGCCGTGCTGTCACCGATGCCTAAATCCCACGTCGTATATACAGGCAGCGCCGGGTCATATGGCACGTCTGTAATGCGTCCAGCCCGCTCGCTTTCAGCCATGTCCTTACCGTAGTAGGCGCCAATGATTGCCGCCTCAAACGAGCATTCGAACTCCTGTTCATACTGCTCTGGCGTCATCTCCCTTGCAGCAGCCGTCAGTTCGTTTTGCGGCAGGATGCCTGTCTCGCTGGCAGGCAGGAAGAACGGGAACCAATCCGGGTCCGTCTTTGCCCGCTCAAACAGGTCAAAGAACGCGTTACGTCCCTTTGGCGTCCCGATGAACGTAGCTGTGCCTTGGCGGTCAGCCAGCATCGGGCGAATGATTGAGCCGAAGATGCCGGGATACATATCAGCATATTCGTCCAACGTGGCGTCATCCAGGTATCCACCGCGCAGGGCATCCGGGTTGTCAGCGCCGTAAATCTTGATGCGCTTGCCGCCTATCAGTTCCACATACAGTTCTGATTCGTTTGGCGGCTTGGCCCAAATCGGCTGGCTGTATCGTTTAAGATACTCCCATGCCACGTCCTTGGCCTGCTTCAGGTAAGGCGCGAGATAGGCCGCTCGATAATGGGGCTTATCGGACACCACCGCATTGCGGATCATGTCGTTTATGCAAGCCACCGTCTTACCGCAGCGACGGTGCGCCACCCCGATGGCGAAGCGTTGCGTTCGGTTATGGAACGGCAAAAACACCCGGCGAGGGGCGTAGGGGATTACTCTGGTTTCAGCCATGTGACCGACAGAGCGCCGCCATCAGGGCCAGAGACTTCCTGTTGCAGCTTGTCGCCGTAAGCCTTGGCGTTCCACTTGCCAATCAAGCGCAGGCGCGTGTCAATCATCAGCTTGGCGCGTTGCGTGTCGATGGTGTCATCATCGGCAATCCGCAGCGTGTCATCTGCCAGGAAGTGAGTGCCGTTCTGTTTCGCGCGGGCGGAAAGCTCACGAAACTCAGCGTTTTCGTTCTCCCATCGCCAGATGGTGTTGTAGCTTGGCATATGGTCGTCATCGCAGATGCGAGCCATTGGCTCACCCTTGCCGAGACGACGGCAAATCTCCTCGGCCAGCTTGTCGCTGTATTTGGAGGGGCGACCGCCTGCCATGTGTCCTCAG